GAAGAAATGCAGCCTCAAAAGAAAGTAGCTTTTGCTAATCGTAAATACACAAATGAAGAACGATTAAAAAAAGAAGAAGAAGAATTAGAGCAGCTTATAGCTGAACAAAAAGGTGAAGCAGTGGAGCAAGAACCACAAGAAGCTGAACCTACTAATGCTGAAGAAAAAAGTTTTAAGAAACGTTACGGTGATCTACGTAGACATCAACAACAAAAAGAAAAAGAATACGAAGATCGTATTAAAGCTCTTGAAACACAACTGAATCAAGCAACTAAGAGTGAGATTAAACTACCAAAGTCTGATGAAGACATTGAAGCTTGGACACAAAAATATCCAGACGTAGCTGCTATTGTTGAAACTATTGCAATTAAAAAAGCAAAGGAACAAGCACAAGGTCTTGAAGATCGTGTTCGTGAAATTGATGAAATGAAAGCTAATGCTGTACGGGATAAAGCAGAAGCTGAGTTAATGCAATTACATCCAGACTTTGATAGTATTCGTGACAGTGACGACTTTCATGAATGGGCAGATGAACAACCTAAATGGGTTCAAGACGCACTTTATGAAAATTACGGGGATGCCCGTTCTGCTGCACGAGCAATTGATTTGTATAAAGCAGACCGTAATATTACAACTAAAAAGTCTGCTTCATCAAAAGATGCTGCACGTTCTGTGAATACAAAAAATCAACGTAGTAAACCTCAATCTGATGGTATGGGAAAAATCATTAGAGAGTCTGAGGTACAAAAAATGTCTCCACAAGAATACGAAAAACGATCCGACGAGATCATGGAAGCTATTCGTACTGGAAACTTTGATTACGATTTATCTGGTTCAGCTAGGTAAAAAGTATTGACATTATAGTTATTTATGATATAACTATATGTATCATACATTAGTATAGCCCCATAAGGTTACCTATTCTATTGTATATTCCCCCGCAAACAACAGACCTTACGGACTTACCTAATACGTATGGCCCGTAGTTGTAGCACAAAGGCCAAGTGTTATATTCTACGCACCCATAAACGATTAGCCTCCATTATAGTACTCTGTGTGTTTAGCATCTGTTTATGCTAAAGGAGATAATGTTATGGCATTTTCAACAGCATCAGGTTACGGCAACCTGCCCAATGGCAATTTTTCGCCCGTAATCTATTCCAAACAGGTGCAACTTGCATTCCGCAAGGCATCTGTTGTTGAAGCAGTGACAAACTCAGATTATTTTGGTGAGATCGCAAACATGGGCGATTCAGTTAAAATCATCAAAGAACCTGAGATCACTGTTAAGGCTTATGATCGTGGTACTACAATCACGCCACAAGATTTGGACGATGAGGATTTCTCATTGACCATTGACAAAGCAAACTATTTTGCTTTCAAGGTAGACGATATTGAAGAGGCTCACAGCCACGTCAATTTCCAAAGCCTTGCATCTGACCGTGCGGCATATCGCCTAGCGGATCAGTTTGACCAAGACGTTCTTGGTTATCTGTCAGGTTATAAACAATCTGCAATTCACGGCAACCCAGACACAGTTAACACAACTGTAAACGGTTCTAAAGCTGTATCAACTGCAGGTTCTGACGAACTGCTTTCCTCAATGAAGTTGGATGCTTCTGACTTTAACGCAGGTACAGCAGCGCAATCTATTGCATTGCTACCACGTACTGGTGGTGCAACAGCTACACCTTCAACAGCAGGTGAAGCAAACCCATTGCAAATGATTGCACGTATGGCTCGTAAACTAGACCAACAGAATGTTGATACATCTGGACGGTGGCTTGTAGTTGACCCAGTATTCATGGAAATTCTACGTGACGAAGATTCACGTCTTCTAAACGCAGACTTCGGTGAGTCAGGTGGACTTCGCAACGGTCTTGTGTTGAACAACCTACATGGTTTCCGTGTTTACGTTTCAAACAACCTACCATCAATTGGTTCTGGTCCTGCAACAAACGCAGCGTCAAACGCAACTAACTACGGTGTTATCGTAGGTGGTCATGACTCAGCCGTTGCAACTGCAGAGCAGATCAATAAGACAGAAACATATCGTGACCCTGACTCATTTGCAGACATTGTTCGTGGTATGCATCTATACGGTCGCAAAATCCTACGCCCAGAAGCGTTGGTTAATGCGCTATACAACTTGCGCTAATAGGGAGGGATAAACAATGGCTACAGTTACTTCTTTATCCGCTGCCGCACACGGTTCAAGTGCACGTGGACGTTCTCCATATATGGTAGAGCAAGAAATTGATCTTGCTGCCGCTGCAACTGCAAAGGGTTCTGCCCTAGCTGCTGCTGATATTATTCAAGCAATTACTGTTGGTGCAAACACAATGGTAATGGCTGCAGGTATGGAATGTACTACAGCACCTTCAGGTGGTACAGGTACAGTTCTTGATCTTGGTATCACAGGCGGTGACGTTGATGCGTTTGTTGATGGTTTTGCTTTTGACTCTGCTTCTGCAGGTGATTATGCAACACTAGCAAACACTGCAACTCCAATCTTGGTCACAACATCAGACACAGTTGATGTATTGATCCAAGCTGCTACAACAGTATCTACCGCAGGTAAGGTACGTGTATGGGCAGTGTTGATGGATGTTGATGGACTTGGCGAAATGTCTGCCGATGAAGTCACACGTGATGCACTAGCATAATAAAAACACTTTAAGGGGCTGGGTAACTGGCCCCTTTAGGCTAATATAAAGGCTTATAAAATGGCAACTACTTACGTTACGCTTGTTAATGATACATTAAGACGATTAAATGAAGTCACACTAGATACTGCTGGTGATGGTTTTGATACTGTACGTAATGTCCAAGGACTTGCAAAAGACGCAGTAAATAATAGTATTCGTCTTATATTACAAGACGGACAAGAGTGGCCTTTTTTAAAAACAACATATACCCAAACATTAACTACAGCACAACGCACGTATGATTTTCCATCAGACATGGGTACTGTAGATTGGGATTCGTTTTTTCTAAAAAAGACTACGGGATTAGATAATACACCTAGACATTTAAATACATTAACATATAATGACTACCTTCAAAATTATCGTACACAAGATGATGAAGGAGATCAAACAAATGGTATAGGTAAACCTATTTACATATATCAAACACTAGAAGAAAAATTTGGAGTTACACCATTAACAAATGCAGCTTATGAAATTGAATATGTATATTTTACTTATCCAGATGATTTAGTATTATATACAGATACAATGATTATTCCTGACAGATTTAAACATGTAGTAATTGATGGTGCTATTATGTTTATAATGCGTTTTCGTAGTAACGAACAAAGTGCCGCAATCCACCAACAAAATTTTGAAGAGGGTATTAAAGCAATGCGGCGTATTTTAATGGACGATAACTTATATGTTCGTTCAACCGTAATTCAACGTCCTGCATCCAGTACATTTAATAGTGTGATCTAATGGCTGATAATTTAGCTTCTTTTAAAGTATTCTGCCAAGGCGGTTTAAACACCAGTCGTGATGTGCTGTCACAAGGTGAAACACAACCAGGATCAGCTATTGCTTTAATTAATTATGAACCTGCCGTTACTGGTGGTTATCGTAAAATTAATGGCTTTAATAATGATTATGGAACTGTTACAGGTACAGGAGATGTACTGGGTATTTGTGTAGCTAACGGTATTAATGATGGTATCTTAGCTTGCCGTGCACCGTCTAGTGGTTCTAACTATCTACACTATTGGGATACAGCTACATCAGCTTGGGTTGCAGTAACTACTTCTGGTTCTCCTACAATGACAGGTGTAACCAAGGTACGCTTTACTAAGTACAACTGGGGTAGCCCTAAAGTTATTTTGACGGATGGTGTAAACCCTGCAGCTACATATGATGGTACTACATACACACAGATTACTCATGCAGATGCTCCCGATGATCCTAAGTACTCTGCGGTATTTCAAAACCACATGTTCTTAGCAGGTGATCCTAATGAAAATACAAATCTTTACTTTAGTACGCCATACGACGAAACTAGCTTTGCTGCTGATGCTGGGTCAGGCGTTATTAACGTGGGCTTTCCTATCGTAGCAATCAAACCTTTCCGTGATGCTCTATATATTTTTGGAAGTAACAATATAAGAAAGCTTGTTGGTAATAACATAGCTAATTTTATTTTAGAAACAGTTACAGATGACCTTGGTTGTTTGGCTACAGACAGTGTGATTGAAATAGGTGGTGATCTACTGTTTTTATCACAAGATGGTTTACGCCCCGTTAGTGGTACAGATAAAATTGGTGATGTTAATCTTGAAACGGTATCAAAAGATATTCAATCTATTTTTACTGACATTGTTTTTGACATTGATCTCGACACACTTAACGCTGTAGTAATTAGACAAAAAACGCAGTTTAGATATTTTTTTGGTGCAGCAGATTCACAAGGTATTATTGGTGGCTTTAGGCAAACTCCAAATGGGTTGCAGTTTGAATATGGGCAGTTACTAGGTATTACAGCTACTTGTGCAGACAGTGGTTACATAGGACAAAACGAGTTTGTAATTCATGGGGATAGTACAGGTAAAGTACATAGACAAGAACAGGGTAATGACTTTGATGGCACAGACATCTTTAGTATATTTCAAACACCGTTTTTTCATATGCAAGACCCAGAACAACGTAAAGTATTTTATACAGTAGCTACTTATTTACGTTCTGAAGGTGATAATACAATTGTTATGTCGGCTGTGTATGACTATGAAGATGTAGACACACTTAACCCAACAAACTTTAATCTAACAACAGAGGGTGCAGCAGCATACTATAATGAGGCAACATACAACAGCACTGCAATATTTGATGGTAATCCATCACCAGTTCAAAGAACTAATATTGAAGGTTCAGGTAAGTCAGCATCATTAAAATTCGTAACTAATGATTCCAGTGCATCACACAGTATACAAGGTCTAGTGATTACATTTGGAGTAGGAGACAGGTTATAAAATGGCAGGTTATTCACGTCAATCAGTAGCTGACATTATCGCTAATGCGGTTATTAAAGCTGCACCAGTAAACGCAGAGTATAACGCAATTCGTGATGCGTTTGCTTTTGCTACAGGTCACAAACATGATGGTAGCTCTACTGAAGGTGCTTACGTACCTTTAATTGCTGATACAGATGCACTAAACAAAGTTGTAATTGATACAACAAATAACCGAATTGGTTTCTTTAGTG